TATATGCGCCGTGATGAATTGATGAGCCATCTTAATCGGATGGAATCTATGCTCGGTAAAATTTTCGACAAGCTCGATAACAAGGTGGATAAATAATCATGGCTACGATCACCCCAAATAAGCTGATTACCGAGCCAAATATTAACGATCAAGGTTGGGGTTTAACGCTAAACACCGATTTTTCGATCCTTGATCAGTCGCTGGGTTCATCCTTTCCAGTTACCCTTACTGGTTCAGCGTTAAGCGGGACACCTTACGCATTAACAACCAGCACTCCTCTCGTCGGCGGCATTTCATGGTGGACGGCGCAACAGCTTGTTGTGACGGGCCTGCTTACGGCAAATGCAACAGTTACCATTCCAACCACCTTGGGATCTGGCACGGCAGGTGGCGCTTGGATCATTTATAATGGCACGACGAATACGGGTGGACCGTGGACTTTGACGTTTAAAACGGCATCGGGAACCGGCGTTACAATCGCTCAGGGTTCGTCTGCTTATGTGTATAGCAATGGCATAAACATCCTTTATGCCGACAACAATATCACCAATTCTCTGACATCCCCTACATTTACCTCTTTGACGGTAAATGGGACGTCCAATTTAAATGGAACATCCTCTGCGGTTTCTCTCGTGTTGCCAAATGCTGTTGAAACAACAACTGTATCTGCAACTGCTGCAACCGGTACGATCAATTATTATACGGCTTCACAATCCGTTCTTTATTACACGACATCAGCTTCTGGAAATTGGACATTAAATGTCGCTCATTCTTCGGGGACGACATTGAATGCTGCATTGGCGGTCAATCAGACCATTACACTGGTTTTTATGGCCACTCAGGGTGCAACCGCATATTATCCAAGTTCATTCACGATTGACGGTTCTCCCGTAACGCCAAAATGGCAAGGTGGATCCGCACCCGTATCTGGAAATATTAACGGTGTTGATGTTTATGCCTATACGATTGTGAAAACGTCATCTTCACCAACTTATTCTGTTTTTGCCTCTCAAACACAATTTAAGTGAGGATATAATGCCAACGGCAATTACTTTTGGTGCAGCATCAGCAAGAAATTTTGGATTTTTGTCGAATGGGGCCAAAGGTCAAATAGCATATACGACAGCTGGAACTTACACCTTTATTGCTCCCGATGGCGTATCATCCGTTTGTGTTGTCGCGGTCGGTGCCGGCGGTGTTAACACTCCAAATACAGCAGGTAATGCTGGCGGCGGCGGTGGCTTAGGTTGGAAAAATAATATTCCGGTTGTCGGTGGGCAATCATATACGGTTGTCGTGGGTGTAGCAGGGACAACCAGTTATTTCATTAGCCCATCAACAGTTTCTGGCGTTGGGGGAACTGTACATACAGGCGGAACATTCGTCGGTGATGGCGGCGGCAATGGCGGAACGGCTAGCGATGGCGCAGGTGGCGCAGGCGGATATTCTGGCAATGGCGGCAATGGTGCTACCAGTACTGGAAGCGCTAATTCTACAGCAGGATCGGGCGGCGGCGGTGGCGGCGGAAATTATCTTCTTGGACAAGGCGGTGGCGGTGTTGGCCTGCTGGGTCAAGGCGCAAATGGCGTAGCAGGCGGCGGCGGCGGTTCTGGCGGCACAAATGGTAAAGGTGGTATAGCAGGTTACGTCGGTGGTGATTACGGCGGTGGCAATTTAGGAAATACTGTCGGCGGTGGCGGTGCGGTTCGTATTATTTGGGGCGCAGGTAGAGCTTTCCCGTCAACGAATACAGGGGATTTATGATGGATCCATTTACCCTGATCGCTGGCGCAACGGCTTTATATAACACCATCAAGTCAGCCGTCGATGCCGGTCAGGACGTAATGGATACTGCCGATAAGGTGGGCGCATTGTTCGCTCGCGTGGCACAAGTGGTTCAATTGACTTCTGCGCCGCGCAAAAAAAAACTGTTTCAATCTCAGTCCGATTTTGAGGCCGAGGCCGTCAAGCTGTATGCCGCCAAGGCCAAAGCGCAACAAATGGCCTCCGAGGTCAAAAACATGTTTGTTTCGACCTATGGTGCAGCCGCATGGGACGGCATTCAACGCCAAGTGATCGAGATGCGAAAAGATGCCGCACGAGAAGCTGCAGCTGCCTTAAAACAGCAGGAAGAAACCCGCCAAGACTTGATTATGGTTGGCGGNATTATCGGATTTCTGTTATTAGGCATGGGAATTATTGGCGTTATTTTGATGATTACGGTGAAGTGATATGCTGAAAGCCCTCAAACACATGTTCACTGGCGTGGACAACGAAACATGGGACATTGGCCGCATTCTGTGGGCCAAGATGGCGCTGGTTTATTGCGTCGTCAGCGCGTATCACGCCGTGATGCATGGCATCTTCGATCCTCAGAATTGGGCGATTGGCGCATCGGCAATTCTTGCGGGTGGTGGTGGTGGCCTAGCATTAAAAGCTAAAACGGAGCCGGGCAATGTTTCTGCTTCTTAATCCGGTAGTGCGTAACATTCTGTTTGTTTTGGCGCTGTCAGCAGCGATCCTAATTGGTTATGCGGTCTGGTCAAATCATCTTGAAGCCATCGGCGCTCAAGCTGAGAAGGACAAGGAAGCGGCAATTGCCCTCCAGCATGAGCAAGAAGTCGAATCCAAAGCGACAGCTGTGGATCAGGCTGTATCGCAGGATCAATCGCCACAAGACACGCTCAACAAGCAATGGAGCCAGCCATGAGGGTAAGTAAGATACTTATCGTCGTTTTGTCCGCCATTTCCCTCGCCGGCTGCATGAAACCAGAGGTCAAGATCGTGGACACGTCGTGCGATTGGGTGAAGCCGATCTTCGTGCGCAAGGCCGATAAACTCTCCAGCCCGACGGCTACCGAAATCCTTGCCCACGACGATAAGTGGAAACAATTCTGCGGTGCAAAATGAACAATAATTGGGAACAGTGCTTCGCCCTAGTGCTAAAGAACGAAGGTGGTTACGTTGACAATCCTTCCGATCCCGGCGGTACCACCAATCTTGGTTGCACCAAAGCGACATGGGAAGCATATATTGGTCATTCCGTCACTAAAGCTGACATTGAAGCCCTTACTCCAAATGATGTCATGCCTCTGTATAAGACCAAATACTGGGATACAGTGAAGGGTGACGATCTGCCTTATGGGGTTGATTATGCAGTCTTTGATTTTGCCATCAATTCGGGGCCGTCCCGCGCCGCAAAAACCCTTCAGTCGGTACTCGGTGTGGCAACGGACGGACAAATCGGCCCAGCCACGCTTGCTGCTCTTGAAACGGCAAACGCTCGCGATGTTGCTACTCAGGTCTGTGAAGCCCGTTTAGCCTTCTTACAATCCCTTCCGACATATGATACATTCGGAAAAGGGTGGTCGCGACGTGTTTCTGAGGTCGAAAACACGGCGTTTAGCATGGTTGGGTAACAGATATGGCAACTGCTCTAACTTATAATGATTATATCACCCAAGTTGCCACCATGTCAGTCGTTCCTTTGGATTCGACGCAGACGTCCCCTGTTGCAACCATAGATCCTAATTTTCAAGCAATTATCCCTTCGATGATCAGCTATGCCGAGGATAGGATCCAGCGCGATCTGGATTTCTTGGCATCGCAAACATCAATTGTTTATACTTCTGCTCCCAGTGGGCCTTCAGCCCTTATTTCGGAAAGCACATCAACGTTCTCAATTCCATTGAGCAGTTTCATTACAATTCAAACTGTCCAGATTTCCCCTGCTGGTACAGGTGTGGGCTATGTGCCTCTCTTGCCAGTTTCAAAGGAATTTATCCAAAATGTTTATGGATATAATTCGTTAACAACCCAAGGCATTCCGCAATATTTTGCGATGTATGGGGCTGACGGAACATCGCCTTTGAATTGGCAATTCCTGCTCGGACCTACGCCGGATCAAGCATATGATCCATTGGTTACCGGAACAATCCGGTTTACGCCGATGGATTCGACTAATGGTGGTACGAATACGACGTTCATCAGCACTTATTTGCCTGAAGTGTTTATTATGGCCTCGATGATTTACATCTCGGCATATCAGCGCAATTTTGGCCGTGAATCTGATGATCCTCAGATGGCGCAGTCGTATGAAAACCAATATCAGGAATTGATAAAGAGCGCGACCGTTGAGGAGTTCCGCAAGAAATTTCAGTCATCTGGTTGGACGCCATATTCGCCTTCACCTGTTGCTACACCGACGCGGGGATAATTCATGCCACACGCGACGATGACACTGATCCCCGGTATTGATACCAATAAGACGCCTGCTTTAAATCAGGCGGCGTTTTCTCAATCGCAACTGGTTCGCTTCATTCCTGATCGCAATGGAATGGGATTAATCCAAAAGCTCGGCGGCTGGGTAAATTGGTCACCGTCAGTTGTGATACCACAAATCACTGAACTTCGTCCGTGGGAAGATTTGAACGGCAATCAACGTCTTGCTGTGGGCGCAGACAATAGCTTGTCATATATAAACAATTCAACAAAATCTCTTATTAATATCACCCCTCAGACTGCAACAAGCAGCGCACCTGCAGCTCCGGGTTGGACGCCAACATTTTCAAGCAATCTTGTTTCTCTGTCGCTTCCAAGCGTTACCAGCGGAACATCATCCGGTGGTATTGGAACGCTTACCTTTTCATCGCCTCATGGGATGACCAATGGCGATACCATCGTCATTGCCTCATATTCATCGACAAGCTGGAATGGAACATTTCAGGTTACAGTCATCGCAACAAATGTCCTGACAATTGTCGGCCCAACAACCGCATTGTCTGGATCCGGTACGATCACAACATCATTAATTGTTGGTACACCGGTGATTTTTGAAACGACAGGAACGCTCCCGACAAGTTTATCGACATATTCTGGCGCAAAGCAGGTTTATTATGTTGCCGCATCACCTGCGCCGACGACGACGACATTTGCGCTTACGACCAGTTCTGGAATTGGCGGATCTCAGGTAACATTTAGCGGATCAGGATCTGGCACTATCACTGCAACTGTTCCAATTGCCACGACCGTTTCAGGGTCATCGGTTGTAACGATTTATGATACCGGCTTAGGTTTCCAGAGCAACGTTTCATTCAGTAACAGCGGATCAAGTCCGGTTATTATCACGGCTGGCTATGCGCCTGTGGCAAACACTGCAGTTGTTTTTTATCCTACCGGCGGAGCATCAAGCTTGCCTTCAGGCATTGGAGTGACGCAAGGCGTAACATATTATGCTCAACCGTTAACATCGACGACATTTAATCTTACTGATGCCAAGACGAGTGGGTCGTTTAATTACATCACATCCACCGGTGGCAATGCCAATATGTTTGCGCCGGATCAAATCCGTCAAAATTTCAATGTTTTGGTTGAAACACCCATCAGCATATCGAATTTGCGAATTTCGGGGGTCTACACCGTAACAACCGACACGCCAACGTCTGGTTTATTCAGCATTTACACAATTGATACCGGGATAAATGCGACTGCCACAACGGGCATATCAACAATTCCAACATTTACGCCTGATTATAATGGGTCTGCAGGCTTTTCCGATGTCACTGTCACTGAAATAAATCATCCATATTTTACCGGTTCAACGGCCACATTCCTTGTGCCTACAACAGGATCGGGGCTGACAATTTATGGAAATTATCCAGTAACCTATATTAATTCAACTCAATATCGGATTACGGCATCAACCGCTGCGACATCAGCTAATGTGTTCGCAATGAATTATTCGGATGCCGCTTTTCAGTATTTTTTCAATATTGGATCGGCATCTGCTGCTTTGGGTTATGGTAGCGGAGGCTATGGCTCAGGTGGTTATGGTGCGGGTGTTCCTGCGTCGTACCCAACGGCCACGCCTATTACGACATCGGACTGGGTAATCAACAATTTTGGCGAAATTCTTTTGGCCAATCCGCAAGGTGGTGCAATTTATTATTGGTCACCCACGAACAACACGACAACAGCATACCTTCTGCCCACGGCCCCGATAGCTAATCAGGGATTCTTTATTGCCATGCCTGCGCGTCAGGTTGTGACATATGGATCAACCGTCACTGGTATTCAGGATCCTCTTCTTGTGCGTTGGTCTGACGCTGGCGATGCTACAACTTGGGTTGCGGCGGCTAATAACCAAGCCGGATCATATCGCATTCCAGAAGGATCTCTTATTGTCGGTGGTATTCAAGGCCCACAGCAGGCATTGCTTTGGACAGATTTGGCCGTATGGGCGATGCAATATGTCGGCCTTCCCAATGTGTATGGGTTTAACAAGATCGCTGACGGTACCGGTTTGATTGCCAAAAAAGCCTGTGGCCTGATGAATGGCATCACTTATTGGATGTCTCAGAACAAGTTCATGAGCCTTAGCAGTTCTGGTCCAGAACCGATCCTTTGTCCGGTTTGGGATAAGGTCTTCCAAAATATCAATCCAAATTATTATGAAACGATCCGTTGCGCGACGAACAGCACGTTCGGCGAAGTGACATGGTATTATCCTTCATTGAATAATTATCCCGTAACCGGATTGGTTGTGGGTCAGAGTTATGTGATCTCATATATCGGTACAACGGATTTCACCCTTATCGGCGCATCAAGCAATACCGTTGGGCTTGTTTTCACAGCGACTGGTACAGGAACTGGAAATGGCACGGTAAACACCACCGAGAATGATTCATATGTCAAATTTAATGTTGCCACTCAGCAATGGGATTATGGTTTATTAGATCGCACCGCATGGACTGATCAATCTGTTCTTGGATCACCAATCGGTGCTGGGTCGAATGGTCTTATTTACCAGCATGAAATCGGATATAATGCAGACACATTTCCGATGATTTCATCGTTCCAGACTGGTTACATTGAATTGAATGAAGCCGATAATCTGATCTTCGTCGATCAGATCTGGCCTGATTTCAAATGGCAAACGGCAAATGGATCCACAAANCCTTCTACTTTGTACATCACATTTTATGGTACAAATTACCCCGGCGACACACCTACTGCATATGGTCCCTATGCGATGACACAAGGCACTGAGTATATCAGTGTTCGTATCAGGAACCGTCTGCTGTCGATTGCTGTATCAACCGCAGATGCAAACGGAAATGCATTGTCCAACACGTTCTTTAGAATTGGTGCAGTTCGCTATCGTTATCAGTTGGATGGGAAATTCTAATGGCCAGTCTTGACGACATCCTCACAACACAGAAAAACGGTGTTCAAGGCATCAATGGCATCGTAAACGGCACAAACCGTCTTGCGGGCACCAATAGCTTGACCGGTTTAACAGCTGCAACTGTGGTGAAAACAACCTCAGGTTGGCTGGCAACGATCATTGTCACGGATCTTACTGGCAGTCCAACCGTTGGTGCAGTTTATGATTCAAACAATGCATCTGGGACGACAAACAAGATCTTCACGATCCCGGCCACGCTTGGCATAACTACGATTCAATTTCCATTTGCAACAGGACTTGTTGTTGCTCCCGGCACCGGCATGACCGTTGCAGTTTCATATACCTGAGGTTGTCATGCCATTAACGCACGGAAAATCCCAAAAAACGATCAGCCACAATATCGGCGAGATGATCAGCGCCGGTCATCCGAAGGATCAGGCTATCGCCGCTGCCTTGAACACCGCTCGTCATTCAAGGGCCGATGGTGGCATCAATCAAACGACCGGAAACATGCCTATGATGGGCAATATGAAACCGATGCATCAAATTCATGCTGGTCCGATCCATAGCCCTGTAGCAGGCCGCACTGACCATTTACCGATGAATGTGAAGTCTGGCTCGTATGTCATCCCCGCCGATATCATTTCGGCAATGGGTGAGGGTAACACAATGGCTGGCTTTAAGATCGCCAAGCACATGTTCTCGTCAAAGCCATATTTCCAAGAAAAAGGCCCGTACGGTAGCGGTAATATTCCATATGGCGGTGGGGCAACGCCATACGGTGCAAAACTGGCAAGCGGCGGCACTGCACCCGTCGAGATCGTTGCGGCTGGTGGTGAATATGTTATCACACCGGAAGAGGTTTATGAGATCGGTAAGGGCGACATGGATAGGGGCCATGAAGCACTTGATCACTTCGTGACCGGATATCGCAAGAAAACAATTGATACATTGAAAAAACTCCCCGGACCTAAGAGGGACTAAATGGAACTGAAAATTCGCCTTGGAACACCTGCCGACGAAGATGCAATGCTCAAGCTGGCTTTATCAGCTTGGGAAGAAAACGGCATTAAGGATGTAAATCCGATCAAAATGTTGGCCATGATTAAGCCGGCTCTTTATCTTTGGCAGGGTTTAGTTGGCATTATTGGTGAACCCGGTCAACGGATTGAAGGTGCAGTCCTTTTACGAATGACGCAGATGTGGTATTCTGACAATTGGATGCTTGAGGAGAAGGCAATCTTTGTCGATCCAGAGTTCCGAAGTGCAAAAGGCGGAAGGGCGCGTCGTCTTTGTGACTTCTCCAAAAAAGTTGCTGATGAATTGAATGTTCCGCTGATTATTGGCGTTCTTTCAAATCATCGTACTGAGGCTAAGGTGAAGTTATACGAGCGTTCGTTCGGTCCTCCGGCGGGAGCTTTCTTCTTATACAATGTCCAAACTGGACACACGGAGCATTAAAATGGGCGGCAAAACCGGAACCACGACTTCGAGCGTACAAATTCCACCAGAGGTCTTGGCTCGGTACAATGCCGTCAATGCTCAAGCTCAGAAAACTGCTGCCACTCCTTTTCAGCAATATAGCACCAATCCAAATGCTTTCGTTGCGCCCCTTAATGCTGAACAACAAGCAGCAACCGGGGAAATGAATTATTATGCCAATTCCGCTCAGCCTGTTTTGAATCAAGTTGAGCAGGGCTTTACGCCAGAGGGTTTCCAACAGGGCGTTCAGGGTTATATGAACCCATTCTTGCAAAATGCAGTTGGTTCAACTGTCGCGCAAATGAACAATGTTAATCAACAGCAACAACAGCAAATGCTGGGTTCCGCTATTGGTCAGGGCGCTTTCGGTGGAGATCGAGCCAATATTGGACTTGGCGCATTGGAAAACCAACAGAACCTTGCGCTTGGCCAGACAATTGGCGGCATGGAAAACCAAGGCTTCCAGAACGCGGCGCAGAATTACATGACAGGCCTTGGTCAGGAAGGCAATTTTGCCCTTCAGGGTCAGCAGGCAGGTTTGCAGGGCGCTCAGGCGATGATGGGTGCCGGTACACTTGGTCAGCAGACAACACAGGCTGGCTTGTCTGCTCTATACAATCAGTTCCAACAGCAACAGGCTTACCCGTTCCAAGTGGCGCAGTTCTTGGCAAACATCGCCGAGGGTACTGGCGCACTGTCTGGATCCACCACAACGACAACTGGGCCACAGTCGTGGTTCTCTGATGCTCGTTTGAAGGAAGACATCAAGCAGGTTGGAACGGCAGATAACGGTCTTCCAATTTATACCTTCAAGTACAAGGGAGACGACACCGAGCAGACCCATATCGGCTACATGGCTCAGGACGTCGAGAAGGTACATCCAGAGGCCGTCGGCGAATCGCACGGCTTCAAGACCGTTGATTACGACAAAGCCTCACGTCCAGCCCATTATTCGGGTGGCGTTGTTGCCAATTCGGAAGGTGGTGTTGTTAGCCCTATGCATATGCGTGAGGGTTATTTCGATGGCGGTGATGTCATCAATCCGAATGATCTTACCGCGCTTTTGGCTCAACAACAGCAAATGTATGCCCCATTTGAAAAGGGTGGGCTTTATGGTGGATCACCTGCAGGCACCCCCGGTGGCAAAAGTGTAGTTCCTGCTGCAAATCTTCATGTTTCGCACCTTGCAGTTGCAAATCCCGCCCGTACTCAGCAGGGCGACACGTTCATGGGTGACGTTCAAAATGCTGAAAATATTGGAGATANGATTGCTAAAGCCAATCAATATCGCAAAGATATTATTGGCAATCCTGCCACCCCCGCTAAACCTGCTGTACCTGCTAATCCGCAAACCGGTGATGCGGCACAACCTGCCGTTCCTGCTCAGCCAGCAACCGGCATTCAAGGCTTATGGGCTGATATTAATCCACCGCAAGCTCAAAAGCGCGGCGGTGTTGTTGCATATGCAGACGGTGGCG